ATGAGCATGCTCGCCTTGTCGCCCGCTGGAGAGGCTTTCGCGGCGCGCGCGCTCTCGCGCTCGCGTGAGGTGCGGGAAGGCCGCGAAGCGGCCGGGCTTGTCTCAGTATCAACAACTTGCAGGGGTCTGCCTACGGCCATGGCCTGGGCAGACAACTGCATCACCATCGACCCGAAGCAGACGCGTGTAACGCGGCTGCGCAAGGGCCTCGGGATTGCTGCGAAGCAGCTTCACAACCAGGGTGACCGCGACCAGCAAATCTGGATGCAGACCCTTACCTACGCGGGCACCAACCGCGACTGGCGTCCGGAGCACATCAGTCGATACCTCGACGCGATGCGGAAGTGGCACTACGCAGTCACCGGCTCGAAATCCCTGCGCTATGCGTGGGTCGCAGAGTTGCAACAGCGTGGCGTTATTCACTACCACGTCATCGTGTGGCTCGCAGGTGGACTGACCCCGCCCAAGGGGGATATCGCTTGGAAGCGCCGCGACAAAGCGGGCCTCGTGCATTGGGAGCCGCCGATGTGGCCCCACGGCATGACCCGCCGCGACCTGTCCACCGCGCCGGTGGCCTACCTCATGAAATACGCCTCGAAGGTCGAGAGCAAGAACGTTGGGAGCTTCCCTCATGGAGCACGTATTCACGGCGCGGGTGGCATGGATGCTACTGGCCGCGCTATTCGTCGGTGGGTGCTGTGGCCTGCTTATGTGCAGGGCAATGCTTCGATCTCCGACCGCTTCCGACCTGCGCCGGGCGGCGGTTATCGAAATGATGAAACCGGAGAGCTTCTCCAGGCTGAGTTCGCACCAACAGGCGGGGGTTTTTCTAGCTTTGTGCGAATCCGGCGCACGCCTCGATCCATCGAGGCCCATGGGCCTTTTTCCTGGCTTCCCGAGCGCGAAACCGTTCATTAAATGCGAGCGGCCCTGACTCATGTTTCGGTACTTCATCCGTCGAGTTCTAGGCGCTCTGGCATCGCGTCTCGTCGGTCTTTTGTTCAACCTGTTCAGGAGGTAGTTATGGGTGATGAAGACGGGGATTTCGATCCCATCGGCGAGTGCATTCATTGCGGTGCCGACGTGGGCTACTCCGAGTGGGAGGAGCACCCGTACAACGACGGAATCGTGTGTCCGCACTGCGATGGCCCTCAGGCTGTCGATGACGTGTATCCCGGTGTTTGAGGAGCATTGCAATGGATGATGATGAAGTGGTGTGCCCCGCCTGTGGCGAAGCCTCCGATTCGTATGAGGTGTTCGTGGAGTGGCACGGTCAATGTCCGTACTGCGGTGAGCACCCGGATGAAGACGACTGGCATGCGATGGGTGGGTGATGCGCTACCTCGTTTGCACTGTCGATGCCGACCCGTGCCCTCCGGGCAACGTCGCGTCTCTGCCGTTCCTAGAGACCGTGGATTTCACGGCCATGGGCATCACGCCAGATGCCGTCTTGAAGCTCTTTGCGTGGGGCTTCGGCGCTGTGTTGCTGTTCTTCCTCATGGGCTTCGGCGTGGCCGTTGCCATCGGAATGATTCGAAAGCTCTGACCAGCCGATAGACCCGCGTGCGGGCCTTTCGGGTGTCGGTTCTCGATGCCATTTCAATCAACCAACTGCAAAGGAATTTTGATGTTCAACGCAACTCGCAACCTGGTGTCCAAGTACGGTTCGAAGGCCCTGGCCGTCGCGGCGCTGGCTACCGCTTCGGCGGGCGCTTTCGCGCAGGAGAGCACGAACCCCATCGTGTCGATCCTCAACGGGGTTTCCCTCGAAGGCCTCGTCGCGATCCTGCTGGCGACTTCGCTTACCATCGTCGCCATCGCGCTGACGATGAAGGGCCCGGACGTCGCCAAGCGCATCATCCGCAAGGTCTGAGCCCATGCTCGCCGGTGCGCTCTTGGCCCTGTTCTCGGGCATCATCCTGTTGATCGGGGCCATGAGCGCGCTGTGCTTCGTGGCCGGCATCAAGGCGGCGCCATGAGCTGGCTGCACGCCTTCGTTCTCATCATCGGCATGGTGTGGGCAGGCGCCCAAAATGCCCATGCCTCTATCGTGCAAAAGGGCGGCGGCGGCATGTCGATTGGGCGTACTGGCCCCAATACAGCGCGCGGGACGATCAAGCCTAGCGGTAGCGATTTCGATGACCTCATTCGACGCCCCGCAAACCTCAAAGATGGGCAGTCCGATTTCGAAAGGTTGCTCGATCTTCCTTTTAAGCTGCCCGATATTCCTGCCGACAAAGCGACCGTCAAGGGGTTGCTGTCGCCTGCCAACATTGGGAAGGCGTTGCGAGGCGGCATAGGTGGCTACGTTGCTGGTGAGGCGTTCAAGCGCCTCGCTGAGGCCGCGTGTGTGCGCCTGGCTGGCGGTTCTATGCAGCCCATTCCGAGTGGAGCGTGGGAGGAGTGTGTGCCCGGCGAGCCGCCGAAGGTGTCCGACGGGTATCGCTATGGAGTTACAACGGCTGTTTGTGGGCAGTTCGCCGCCTTTCAGCTGACGCCGCAGGCTGCGGCCGATGCATACCGACAACTGTTCAATAGCAAGGGCGGTTCGAGTTGCGGGGCGCCAACAGCTGTGGATTCGATGACTGAGTGTCATCCGGTTTCCAATAACACAGCTGTCAATTGCAGCACCTCAGCGACTCCCAATCGCTACTACGCCAGCATGTCGAAGACTGCAAATACGAGCTGTCCTGCGGGGTGGTACGTGACGGCTTCGGGGTGTCAGCAAACACCCCCTCAGACTGAACAGCAGTACCGCCCGATCACGACAGACCAGGCTCAGCAGAAGTTTGAGGGTGCGATCAAGAACAATGCGAACAAGGAGATCGTGTGGGATGCTGTGCGCGATTACTGGGATAAGGGTGGGCAGCTTGAGATCGACTCGCCGCTTTCCGTGGTCGGTCCTGCTCAATCACCGGCCAGCACCACTACCACCAGTACCACGCAGCAAACTGCGAACGGATCGCAGACGTTGACCACTACTAACACCACGGTGATCAACTACAACTATTCCGGCGACACGATCACGGTGAATCAAAACACCACGAGCGTCACTCGCAATCAGGCTGGCGACGTTGTGAGCAGCAGCACGACCACAACGACGCCTCAAGGGGTAGATGAGCCTCCTACGGATACGCCACTGCCGCCGGTGCCTGACTTGTACGTGCGCAAGTATCCGAACGGCATGGAGGGCATTTACGATGAATACAAAGACCAGCTCAAGAGCGCAGCGCTGGTGCAGCTAGCAAAGAAGCTGATGCCTAACGTCGGTGATTCCGGCACGTGCCCTTCATGGCCGTTGAATCTTGACCTCGCAGAGTGGGCTGCATACGGTACGCACGATGTTGCGCCCCCTTGCTGGATTTGGGACGTGGCACGGGCAATCCTCATTCTTAGCGCGTTGCTTCTCGCTCGTGCCCTGATCTTCGGAGGTTGATGTGGCCGCAGCCTTCACCATGTTGCTCGCCAAGATTGCCGCTGTGGTCAAGTGGGTTGGCGATCTTTTCGTTAAGGTCTTCGTCGCCCTGTGGGACTTCATTCGTGATGCCGCGTGTTGGCCGTTCGAGCAGGTGATGAAGATCGTTGTCAAGGCTGTCCAGTCCATCGACTTGTCGGGCATCGAGGCGTACACCAGTCAGGCCGGGGCGCTCCCTGGTGAGATTGTCAATATCTTGGGTCTGCTCGGGGCAGGAACCTGCATCGGCATCATCGTCGCGGCCATCGCGATTCGGCTGATCTTGCAACTCATTCCGTTCACTAGGCTTGGATCATGATCAACGGTTTGGAAGGCATTCCCGGCTCTGGGAAGAGTTACGAGGCTAGTGCCGCTCAGGTCCTCGCCGCGCTCAAGGAGGGTCGCAAGGTCATCACGAATTTGCCTCTCGTCATCGAGCAGTACGCTGCCATCGATCCTGCGTATCGCGCGCTTCTGGAGCTTCGCTTTCAGGCCGCTCCCGTGCGAGGCGTTTGGGACGCCACGCGCGTTGATCCCGAAACCGGCGCGGGTGAGGCCTTCGAGCTGTTCGCTGATGGAAATGTGGAGCCCGCAGCGCCTGGCGCGCGGCCCTTCGGCACGGTGTGGTGCTACTACAGCACCTGGCGGCACCCGACCACCGGCCGCGCGCCGTTGTTTGTGGTTGATGAGTGTCACGTGCAGATGCCTCGGGTCGGCACGCCGAAAGACGTGATCGAGTGGTACAAGCTCAGCCGTCACTTCGGCGCCGATGTTTTGCTTGTCACCCAGAAGTTTCGCCAGATGTGCCAGGACATTGCCGAGCTGATGGCGATGGTCATCAAGGTGCGCAAGGCCGACGTCCTCGGAAAGTCGGACAGCTACATCCGAAAGGTGCACGCCGGCTATCGTGGAGCGGTGATTCAGGAGAGCGTGCGCAAGTACGAGCCGGCCTTTTTCAAGTTGTACAAGAGCCACACGCAGGGCAATACGGTGCTGGAGGCTCAGGCTGCGGACGTGAGTGTTTTGTCCGTTCGCGTGAAGCGCTGGACTCGCGTGGCCTGGGTGCTGACGGCGTGCGTGGTTGCCTTCGCGGTCTACGTCAACTCAGGCGAGAAGGTGAAGAAGCCCGCACAGGCGCCTGCGGCCAGGGCGGCGATTGCG